CTCGCTGCTGCTGAAGATTCCTCACTTCCCGGCTGATGACGCTATCACCCCGAACGACATCGACGGTATTGTTTCTGCCAACTCCATGGCTGAAGCTGCTGAGTTGGAAAGCGTTGCTAACGTCCGTGCTGACAAGATGTTTGACCTGCGTGAAGCTCATGGTCTTACCCTTGAAGCGGCTCGTATGCAGCTCATCACCGATGGTACTGTATATGCCCCTAACGGCACTGTATCGACCAACTACTACACCGAGTTCGGCATTACCCGTGAAGAGATTGTTACTTCGCTGGCTACCTCTACCGACCCTCGTGCTGACTTTGCTGATGCCAAGAAAGCTGTTCGTGCTGGCCTGACTGGCGGCCAAGCTGGTACTGTCCGTGCCTTCGTTGTTCTGGCCTCGGATAGCTACTTCCAAGCACTGCTGATGAACCCGTACATCACCGATGCAATGAAGTACGAAGCTGGTCAACAGTCTCTGAGCGTTCTGCTGGGTCAACCTCAGTCGCTGGCTGGTGATGCTCGTTTCGAGTATGTGAACGTATTCGGTATCACTTTCATTAACGCTGGCGCTGCTGGCTATGAGAATGCGGCTGGTACTTTCGTTCCGTTCGTACCGGAAGGTGATGCGTATATGCTGCCAGCCGGTGTTCGGGATATGTTCAAAACCTACTTCGCTCCGGCTAACCGTTTTGGCACTATCAACCGCCGTGCTCAGGGTAGCTACTGGTACGAGTACATGAATGAGAAAGATGACATCATCGAAATCATGACCGAGCAGAACTTCCTGAACGCCCTGCTGAATCCGGGTGCTATCGTTCGTCTGTCGCTGGTTTAATCCTATTAGGATTTCTAGTTAGACAATAAGGAGGCTTGAAATATAGCCTCCTATATTTAGGAGATTCCTATGGATGTTGAAACTAAAGCCGGTTGGATTTATGCAGTTCGTCAGCTTGCTGGTGGTCTGGATGTGTCCACTAAAGCAGAAGTAGTTGCTCTTGAGCCTATTGCTACTCCTGCCACGGCTACTGCTGAAGATGTTGCAACCCTTCTTAACGAAGTGATTGCTGCCCTTCAGGCTTAAAGATTATAGGGCAAGCCATTTGGTTTTGCCCTCCTTAAATTAAAAGGAGAGGCTTTGCCCATGACTGACGAAGAGAAAATAGCTCTTATCAGAATTCTCATTGGTGATGTTCCTACATCGCCTTTCTATCAGTTGTTTACAGACGAGGAGCTTCAAAAGCTTCTTGATCTTAACAACGGAGATATTTACAAAGCTGCAAGAATGGCTGCAATTTCTGCCTCTATGCAGTTGGCTGGTTGGAGCACGAGAGAGCGGACCGGAGATATTGAAGTGTGGTCTTCATTGTCTACCAACTATCTCAAAGCTCTTGACTACTTTATTCGAAATCCCGATGTATCAATTCCAAACGGTTTGATGCCTTGGTATGGCAGTAAAGACAGTTGTTCTAAGCTTCTTAACATCCAAGTTTGTGACCATGAAGACTCTTGTGGTTGCACATCCTGTAAGGCTTTCGGCTCTAGATTTTAAGGAGAAGCTATGCTACGCCCTCAGTTTCTTCTTACAAAGAAAATTCCTTTGACAATCTACAGAAAAGAAAAAGGTTCTTACGTTCGTGGTGTTTGGGTTGATGGTCCTGAAGTTGAAGTTGTTGTTGAAGTAAATATTCAACCTGTCAAGCCTTCTGAAGTTCAAATGATGCCTGAATCTGATCGTACTCGTGAGTGGTACAAAGTGTATTCCGCTGATCTTCTTCGCACTAAACAAGAAGGGGACGCCGGATGGGACGCTGACCAATTCGAGTGGCAAGGTCATCGCTACGAAGTGATGAAAGTCCAGAATTATGCGATGGGTACGTTGGACCACTGGAAAGCGTGGGCGGCTAGGATTTCTGTAACTCCAAATTGAGGTGTGTATGATTAAGACTAGTTATACCGCCGATACGAAAGAATGGAAACGAATCAAAAGGCAGCTTCTTGCTTCAAACAAAAAGAGTTTGCAGATAGGCTGGTTTAATGGAGATTTGCATTCTCAAGCTGAAGAGAGTGGCCCACCAATCCCTCTGGCTCAACTTGCCAAATGGTTGCACGATGGTACGGTGAATACTAATGGTTCAACAATACCACCAAGACCATTCATAGCTGAAGGCTTTATGGTGTATTTAAAGAATAGACCAATCTTTGGGAACGCTTTGAAAAGACGCCTTCCTTTGGTTATTGAAGGGAGGATGAGTTGGGAACAGCTTTATGCTTCTCTTGGCGACGAGATGGTTGAGTTGCTTCAGATGGTGATGGACTCTTGGTCATATCCGCCTAACGCCCCTCTGACCATTCGACTCAAAGCTCGGGATGATCCTCTGGACAAAACAGGAGAACTTATCTCCAAAGTTAAATGGCGTATCGGAGATAAGGAGTTTGTTTAATGTCTGTCTACAGTCAAATCAGAGACGCATTGTTCGATGGCTCTGATGCCCTAATAAAAAGAACGGAATACACCCCACAGATTATTTTTAGTCACGGTAATGGCTTAGAACCAACTAATGACTACATCGTGATTAACATTCTTGGACTTGAACAAACGGGAAGAGTTTACAACTCATCTTTGACAGATGGGATTGTTGGGCCGACAGGTCTTAAGTCACATTTCCAAAGCTTCCACGAAGCTCGTGTTCAGTTCAGTTTTTACGGTAGCAACTCTGGAGATATTGCTGATGTGTTCCATCGGTATATCAACAACTACACAATGACTCGTGACGATTGGTGTAGGTTTGGGTTGGCTCCTAATAGAAAAACACAGGTTGTATACAACCCTCAGTTGAGGGATACACAGTGGGTTGATGCTTTTAACTTCACTGTTACCTTTGCTTATGGCGTGCATGAATCTAAAGAAGTTGATTGGGTTGAGCATGTCACAATCAATACAAATGGTAGGTCTTCTACTATTCCACCAGTGACTTAAAAAGTTTGACTTAAAAGTCCGCATTTAAATAACACAAGAGGATACGCAATTGGCAGCAATTGACTCTTTTGTTGAAGTGTTTATTACTAAAAACACTCAGCAGATTGATATTACATCTTTCAGTATTCCAATGATTCTTTCTGCCCACGGCCAGTTCCCAGAGCGTGCTCGTGTGTACAATAGCCTCACTGGTGTTGCTGAAGACTTCCCCACCACTTCCACCACCTATATTATGGCTCAACGCCTATTTGGGCAAGAACCGGTTTTCCCACAAATCGTCATTGGTCGTAAAGACATTGACCATGATGTAGTTACTGTAACTGCGCTGGATGCAACCACCTACACCCTTACCATCAATTCCGTTGCTTACACGTATACTTCTGGTACTGGCGAAACTGAAGCAGATATTATTGCTGGTCTGTATGCACTGATTGATGAAGTAGCTGGTGTTGTTGCCGGTACTAACGCGGAAGGTGATGAGCTTTCTATCTATACTGACTTCACCGTCATTGGTGATGTAAACACTGTTGTAACCCCTGTCACTTCAGTTGAAACCTACAGTGACGCACTGTTTGCTGTACAAGAAGAAAATGATGATTTCTATGCTGTTGTAATTGACAGTCACGATACAGCCGAAGTTCTTGCCTTTGCCCAGACTATTGAAGGCATGACCAAAATCTTTGGTACTTCGACTTCTGACCGCCAAGTGCTCTCTGCTGTTTCCACCACCGACATTGGTTCTCAGCTTTATGATCTGAATCTTGAGCGTACCTTTGTTATTTGGTCTGCTACGGCTGACACTCAGTATCCAGAAGCTGCTTGGCTACACCAGATGCTTGAAGTACCGGGTAGCAATACTTGGGCACTGAAAGAGCTTGCTCTTGTCACTGTTAGTCGTCTGTCCGAGACTGAAGTTAACGTACTGAATAGTAAGAATGTCAACTACTTCCGCCGCGTAAAAGGCGCTGCCATCATTATGAATGGTCAGATGGCCGGTGGTGAGTTCATTGACGCGACGGTATTCCTCGACTGGTGGAAGGCTCGTGTTCAGGAAGCGGTGTTCTTCCGTATGATTAATAGTCGCAAAATTCCATACACACAACAAGGCGCAACTTTGATTGAAGCAGAGATTCGCAATATCAATGCTCAGGGTATTGCAAACGGTGGTATTGCCGACACCCCTGCACCAACTGTTCAATCCCCGAATGTTCTGGCTATTCCAGAAATGATTCGTGCTACCCGTGTAATGGGTGATTTCATTGTGACGTTTCGTTTGGCAGGCGCTGTACACAAGGTTAGCGCTATTCGTGCAACCGTATCTGTTTAAGGAGAAGTAAATGTCTGCAAATATTCTTTCTACCTACTTCCCTGAAGCAGTTAGTATTGTCCTTGGTAATGATAACTTCAGCCATATCGTAAGTGGTGTTGCTGAAGGCACTTTCATTACTATTGCTCGTGAAACCCCAGCTACTCAGCTCGTGATCGGCGGCGATATGAGCGCCATGCGTGTTCGTCGTAAGAACCGTGCATCTACTGTCACTGTCACCCTGATGCAAGGTAGTGACTCGAATGACGTGTTTAGCCAGATTCTGAAGAATGATGAAGATGCCATGAACAATGACTGGCTCTTCCATCTTACCATCAAAGATGGCTCTGGTCGTTCTGTATTCTTCAGCCCACAAGCCTATATCGCCAACATGCCTGACATCTCGTTTGGCACTGAGGGTGATAACCGTGATTGGGTTATTCAGTGTATCGACCTCGACTCTCACGTTGGTGGTGGTGGTCTGCTGGATGCTGCCAGCGTCAACACTCTTGAAGATGTTGGCTACGATGTGGCTGAAGACTGGAAGACTTCTTAATTGAAGGGGAGAAATCCCCTTCCTTCCTAACAAGGAGTTAGTATGGACCTTTGGACATATAGCCCAGAAGAGGTGACAATCCTTGTAATGGGAGTTCCGTTGGAAGGCGTTGTTGATGGTACATTTGTTTCTGTAACAAGACAAGCACCCGTCTTTACATCATCTTCCACGGCAGATGGTCGTATCACCAGAACTTACAATGCTGCCGATATTTGGGATATTCAGTTTACGCTGATGAATACAAGCCCTTCAAATGGATTCCTTGATAAGCTAGTTCTTCTTGATCGTGTGACGAAGCGTGGTAAGTTCCCATTAATGATTAAAGATGGTTTTGGTGGGACATTGATCTTCTCAACTACATCTTGGATCGAAGAACTCCCAACTATCACCTATGGTACAGGCATGACTGAACGCACTTGGGTGATTAAGAGTGCCAATGCTGTTGTTAACATCAACGGAAACGAGGAACCAAGTTCGTTGGCTGAAGATGTTCTAGGAACTGTTGCTGCTGCCATCCCCGGCATACTGAGGTGATTAAATGGCAGATGTACTAACTTATAGCCCAGAAGAAGTTGAACTAATCTTCGGTGGATACTCGGTAGATGGCTGGAATCGAATTTCTATCCAACGAAACAGTGAGTTTGTAAAGCAGATTCGTGGTATACGTGGCAAGCACGCAAAAGAAGTGAGTCGTGACACATCTTGCACCATCCTTCTAACCATTCCACAAAGCACTGAAGTTAATAGCATCCTTGGCCAAATTCTTGAGCTTGAAGAAACCTCTAAGGGTAAGGTAAGGCTTGAAATTATGCTCAAGGACGTAAGCGGTGGTTCCGTATTTACGTCAGTGGAGTGTTATATTGGCGGTTGGCCAAACATCACTTACGGTGCTGAGCTTGGTGATATTGAGTGGAAGTTTCTCTGTGATTCCTCTAAGTGGGGAATGCGAGGAAGTGAAGCAAACAAGAATTCTATTAGTGATATGATTAGTGGTGCCTTTGGGAGCGTAACTTCAACCATCGGTAACCTGTTTTAAATAAACCCCGGAGGAAACAATTATGCAAGAAACCAAAGAAATTACTATTGATGAACAAACCTACATTATCAAGCTGCTCCCTACTATGGANGGCCTTGATTTTATCTCCCGTCTGAACAAAGAGGGAATGTCGGCTCGTGTAGTATTTGATGCTGTAAGCCGTTGCGTGCAGATTGGTAGTGCATCGTTTAGTGAAAAGAAATTCAACTCTCATTTCCGTGGACGTTATGGTCACCTGATGAAGCTGGTTGATGCTGTAGTGGAGTTTAACTTCCCCGATCTGAACGAGGGAAACGCCGAAAGCGATACAGAAGACCTGTAAAGGCTGTATCGCAACAATCTCAAAACCCGAGAATGAATAACATTAGAGATAATTTCTCGGGCGATTACGATGTCATGCGCGTCATCTTCTCTACAGACAACCCAATAGAAACTTTATACAACCTTCACCACAAATATTCTACTCCTTTGTTTAATGAGTATCTTGAGTATTTGGATGTGCATGAAGAGCTTAAAGCTATTGCAAGAGCTGAGCAAGAGAAAGAGATAAAGTCCAAACAATCAAAACGATAGAGAAGGTGGAGCATGGCGGGACCGATTTCATCCTTTTACGCTCAGGTGGGGATTAGCACTCGCATTCAAGATTTGCGAAAAGTTGATCGCTACCTGAAGCATGTAGAGACTAAACTAAAGAGATTTGAGAAGCTTTTCAGCAAGAATTTCTCTCTTGGTATTTCCTCATTCTTTGTTAACGAAAGAAGCCTAAAGCGTACTCTTGGAAATGCTCTTGATAAAGCAAGTAAAGATGTGGTGTTTGAGGTTAGCCGCTTTGCTGTAAATGAAAGAAACCTGCGAGCCGCAATGCTTCGTGCTGGACGTTCTTTTGCAAGAGAGGCTGTTCCTTATCAATCAAGCTTGCACAGAGCTAACACCACAGTTACTAGACACGAACGCCCTCAACTTGCCGACAGGTCTGGTCGTAATTTCATGTATGGTGGCGGTACAGCAGGTGCATTGGCCCGTTATGGTTTTGGTAGTGTACCATTTTTAGGCGGTGCTTATGGCTTGATGTCATTGAACACTGCCAACCAAGAAGCAATCTCTACTCGGCTCACTACACAAGCCGTCCTACAGTCTCAGGGATTTACGGAGCAGCAGGGTAAGGACGCATTCCAGTGGTTGAAGGATTTGGGCAATCTTAACGGT